AAACGTAAAAAGTCGAAATGTAACGTTAACCAGTCTTTTTGTCGGAGTGGGACGACGTTGTTTCGCCCTGCCCAAAGTGTGCGAGAACCGGCGCGATCTGTCCGGCTTCAGGGGAAATTTGATCAGTCATGAACCACATTGTGTATTTTGTGAACTTTGGGTGAGCCAAAATTTTCATAGTCACATCCGTCGGCGGCACGGATCTGCCACTCTCGTAGTAGGTCAAAGAGCTATATGGAACGCCTGTCAACTCAGCGAATTGCCTCCGGTTAATCCTCTCAGATTCCCTCATGAGCCCTATCTTCTCAGCTATTGAGCTTGACATGTTTTCAAGATCCTCTAATAATTAGATGTAAACGTTATTTTGATTCAACATAATCTAAACATCTGTAAGCGTCGCTAGCCGCGCTGTCACCACAAAGCCGGAAGGCGATGGCCTCTACCATTGCGAAGCGTCTGCGCAAACATCAGCAGCAGCGCATTAAGCAGCAGGTCACGCCGGAGGGGCAGCCGTTCACCCCGCGCCGCCCGCAGCCGTTGCGGGCAAAGAAAGGCCGCATTAAACGGGAAATGTTCGCCAGATTGCGCACGGCTAAATACATGAAGGCCAAAGGCACGGACAAAGACGCAATAGTGGAATTTACCGGCCAGGTTCAGCGCATGGCAAAGGTGCATCAGTACGGCCTCCGGGATCGCCCATCGGTAAGGGCAAAAGAAGTAAAGTATCAGGCGCGCCCGCTTTTAGGGCTGGACGCGGAGGATATGAAAATCGTGGAAGATGAATTGCTAAAATATATTAGCTCAGACTTTACCTGACACAACTGCGGCACAGCACCAAACCTAATCTGACAGGCAGCTCTGTGCCTGACCTGCTCCCCGTTGATTAGTACACCTCGATGTTAGTAATGTCTTCATAAGCCACATGAGGACATCCCCATGAAGAAGCGTTTTTCCGACCAACAGATCATCAGTATTCTCCGCGAGGCTGAAGCCGGGGTTTCTGCCCGCGAACTCTGCCGCAAGCATGCCATTTCCGACGCCAGGTTTTACACCTGGCGTAAGAAGTATGGCGGTATGGAGGTGCCTGAGGTTAAGCGCCTAAAGTCGCTTGAGGAAGAGAACGCCAGACTCAAGAAGCTGCTTGCCGAAGCCATGCTGGATAAGGAGGCACTACAGGTGGCTCTTGGGCGAAAGTACTGACGACAGACCAGAAGCGGGAAGCTGTGCTGTTGATGTGTGATGCGACCGGTCTGTCGCAACGTCGTGCCTGCAGACTCACAGGTTTGTCCCTGTCGACCTGCCTCTATGACGCTCATCGTCCACTTGCTGATGCGCATTTATCAGGGCGCATCACTGAGCTGGCACTGGAGCGCAGGCGTTTTGGCTACCGCCGCATCTGACAGCTGCTGCGCCGTGAAGGGCTTCATGTTAATCACAAGCGCGTGTATCCGGCTACGATAAGAACTGACCAGGGGCCGGAGTTTACCTGCAGAGCACTTGACCAGTGTGCTTATGAGCATGGCGTGGAGCTGCGGCTTATCCAGCCCGGCAAGCCGACACAGAACGGATTTATTGAGAGTTTTAACGGACGCTTTCGCGATGAATGCCTGAATGAACACTGGTTCAGCGACGTCAGTCATGCCAGGAAAACCATCAGTGAATGGCGTCAGGATTATAACGAGTGCCGCCCGCACTCCACGCTGAATTATCAGACGCCGTCTGAATTTGCCGCGGGTTGGAGAAAGGGTAATTCTGATAGTGAAGGATCCGACATTACTAAGTGAGCGTTGTATCTAATCCTGGAGGCAGGTCACTCAGTCTGAAAAAGAGGGCTGTTATCTAATATAGGTTGTTTTTAGTCTCACGAGATTATGTAATGAGAATAATCTTAACTAAAACGAGGAAAACGTAGATGAAATTACCTTTAGTTTTAAACCCTCTATATCGAATCATTGCACAAAACATGCCGGAAGCTATAAAACCGACACTTAGAGGTTGGTACAACCTTTTGAACAAAATCCTAACTTATGGCTACTTCAATCGGGATATATTTACGGCTATTGATTTTGAAATAAATTCTCATTGCAATTTAGAATGTAGCTATTGCCCAACCTCTTTTGAGGGGGGGAGAGGCAAAAAGTACATGGATGAGACGATGTTTAAAAAAGTTATTGATGACCTAGCTACCATCAACTACTCCGGAAGAATATCTCCACATTTTTTTGGGGAGCCTCTACTGGATAAAAGGCTACCAACGCTCATGGCTTATGCCAGAGAAAAATTACCTAAGTGCCAAATAATTATTCATACGAATGGAATTAGGTTGAGCAAAGAAATTTATGATGAGTGCATGGCTGCAGGCGTCACCGGATTTTTAGTTACACAACATACCTCAAAAGTTCCAAGAAATGTTCAGCGCTTAGTCGACGAAAAGTATGCAAAACATGGAACACTCAAAGTTAGAAGTATTGATAACTTAACTTTATTTAACAGAGGTGGGAGTGTTAAACCTGAGAAATCAAGAAAATTGAAAAGATGTTTTTATATTTCTGATGAGATATCGGTCACCCATCTAGGGAACGTACTTTGTACTAACGATTTCCATGAGAGTACTTCTTTTGGAAACGTGAAAGATAAAAGCATTATTGAAATATGGAGAGGTAAAGAATTCAGAAAAATGAGACAAGACGTTATGAGCGGCAAATTTGAACTTGATATGTGCAAGTCTTGTATAAGTTAACTTATAAAATATCTATAAAGCATTAAAGAAGACAGATAAAAATGGTCGCTACTTAGATGAGCGTCCATTTTTATATAGCATGCAAGCTCATTTTTCGTATAGTTCTTTTGACTTCAACCTATAAAAGGTGCTTCTGCTAATATTCAATTTACGAAATGTGTCAGCTCAAGTTTGAGCGAATACTCCTCAGTCAGTGATCCCCACGTTGTGCCACCCGTCATCAACCCGCCTTAAATTGTATGCCGCCTGACAGGGCGGCATTCTTTTATGCATGAATACATCCATCCCAAACAACGACATTCCGCGCCTGCTGCGCAATCTGATCCGCATTGGTACCGTTGACCGGTGGGATGAAAGCTGGCCGGAGTCCACCAAGCGCGCCGTGGTGCGGGCAGCGTACTTTGTCCACCGGCATAAGGGCACGGTGACCGAGCTGCTGGTGTGGCGTCATAAGGCCATGCAGCGCAGCGGAGCCACCGACAGTGAGTAACTTAAAAGTAGAGGTGCTGTTAAAGGCGGTTGACCAGGCGAAGTGGGACAAACTCCAGCGCGGTGTCGCAGAGTTCTCGATTTCCCTGGCACGCGGGCGGGCTGATTTATTTCCTGAGACACCAGTGGCGGTGTCCGGCTTTAAGTCCGTGATCGACGCGCAGCCGTGGATAATCAGCAAGGTGACGCACAGCCTGGGCGGCAGTGGATTTGTGACGACGTTGAATCTGGAGGTGTTGCTGTCGGATGTGAGTTATGAGGCGAGCGGGGACGATAGGCTGTGAATGATTGATGCTAAGCTTCAAGGTGAGCGTATAAAACATTCCTAAAAACAGTAGTATATCCAAAACACCACTGGGAAGAGTGCGTATATAAGGAGGCCAACACACACGGCCTTCATAAACCAACGGGCACGACGCCAGATATAGCGTTCCCTTTCGTTAGCGTCACGGATCGCGCTTTGTATATCGTCCTGATTTGTCATCTCGTCTGCCTTGTGGAATTTGTCACCTGTAATGTAAAACACTGTAATCCCGGATGTATGTTTTGAGCAATAACATACAATGATTGTACCTGATTAAAAATGATTACATGGTGATTATTATGATGCACTGCCCGAAATGCCAGCACGCCGCTCACGCCCGTTCCAGTCGTTACCTGAGCCTCAACACTAAAGAGCGTTATCACCAATGTCAGAATATTAATTGCAGCTGTACATTCAAAACACATGAGTCGATCGCTGACATCATTGTTGAGCCAGGAACAGTTCATGCCGTTCAATTGCATCCAGACAAACACAGCCAGCAATCCCTACAGATGCACTAAAGAAAAAGCCCCGAATAAACGGGGCTTAGTTGTCGATGTGGTCAATGCGTGGACACTTAAATGAATAAATCCTTTTAATTCATATATTTAACGTCGTTTCTAAGGCACAAAAATGTGC